GATTGCACGACCAGACATGTTTGACGGTATGCGGCCACGAGTCAATGAAGACAACCCGGACAGCTCAAAGATTGTCTCTACCGCGCCATTCTTGATAACCAGATGCTCCTGGGGCAGTGGCGGATTCACCATTGGTCGTGGAGCCGGGAAGCCTGGGTTGTACTCGACGATCTCACCAGGCTCGTTGCTAATGTAGTTGCCGTTTTTGAGCGAGCCCTCGGCCACAATCCACTTGGCCTGAGCCATCAGGTTGGCGTGCTCGCGAATGTCCTTGTCGCGTTTGTTTACTTCGTGCTGCGGGTCTAGCAGAGACACTGCGCGCCCATGTCCAATCATGCGGCCAGGTATCTTGCCATCCCGTATGGGATAGAATGGCAGCTTGCCGAATGGCAGGCGCTCCTGGTGGTACATAACCAGCCCACCGGCAATAACAGAAAACATGCCGTTGGGGTGCCGAGGCGAAGGTCGCTCGTAATACTCGATTACCTCGACGTGCTCAGTAAGACTCTGTGCGCTGTTTTGTCGGTCGCCTCGCAGCTTATCCATTAGCTGGACCTGAAAGTGGTCAAAGTCCATGCGGCGATTGCTTTTGATATACTTTGCTTTCTCGTAAGTCTGTCGCAGTACATCGATGTGAACAGTGTTTCGGCTGTATGCCCAGCGACATTTCGACCAACGCCGCGCACCTGGATCAAAACCAAACTCCATCAGAGACAGCACGTCCCAGTCGGGAATCCCTGTCATGCGTGGGCCAAGGTCGCCAATAGCGCCTTCGACCTCTGCGCCGACCTCCATCTCCGTTTGAGTTGGCTGGTACTGTTCGCCGCCTGCGGCATCCCAATACACCTTGATGGCGGACAGGCCGGTAAGCGTAGCCAGCTTTACTGCCTCTTCAATTCCATCCCCAAAGTCCAACTCCATCCACAGGTGGTCAAGCAGCTTCTCGCTTGCACGAGCTGCCTCCTGGTCATCCTCATCAGATGTAGCAGGAACTACAGTCACGGCAGGGCGGTTTTCAGTAACCTTAGCAGTTACATCGTCAATCACCCGCTTCATGTAGTTGGTGACTGGCTGCTCTTCCCACTCTTCAAATTTTATAGAGTCGTGCGTCTCAGACGCCCGGTCATACCGGAGCCACTGCTGGCCCAGATAAAACGAAATGGTGTAGTACGCAGAACGCACATGGGGCTTCTTAAAACGCTCACACAGCTCGAACTGCTTAGTGACGTAGTTTACAAGCTTGACTTCCTCCGCAGTGGGAGACCAGCTTTCGCCACTTTGACTGTCGAACCGAGTATACTGGTCAGTAATCGCAGAGGATGGCATGTACTATCCTTGTCGGTATATCTGTGAGGTGTCTGCTGATGTCTGCCCCGTGCCAGGAAACATCGTCAAAGCAGCCATTTGCTCGCTGCTCAAATCTAACGGGTTCTTACGACGCCTCTTGAGTCTTCTGTCGGCAAAATCTTTTTTTAAATTTAGCAAGGTGTTGGCTTTCATAGGCGGCTGAGGCGTGGGACCGCTCCCAACAACACCACTTCGTATTTGCTTTGCCAAGGCCTCTCGCAACATTTCAGGATCGAACATCGACATTTCAGCAGAAAACTGCATCTTGCCCTCGTCCATTGGGCTAACATTCATGAAAAGACTCCTCTGTGAAGTGGGTTCTTGTTATCTTTATTGACATCAAACATGCTTAGTGCGGCGAGCTCAGACTGCGGAGATCGAGCAATCGTAGGCATATTGTCTTGCAGAGCAACTGACATCAAGTCTTCGGCAGGACGAGCCTGCTTTTCAATGTACTCTTTTGGCTTCGGTCGAGGCAGTGGTGGCTCTACGCCATCAACCTCCACGCTTGGGGCCGTGGCAACGTCAACAAGACCTTTGAGAAACGTCCCTATAATAAGCCCTGGTAGCATTTAAAAATCCTCCTCCAACGAACCGGTAACATTTTGAAACTCAGTTGGCTTCGACTTTAGGCCAAAAAGCTCCAATGCTGCATTCTCTGCGGCTAATCCAAACGGGTCTTTTGCTACCCTTTCCACAAACTTGAAGGATATCTTTGGAACGGCCTTGGCAAGCCTCATCATTTTTTTTGCCGTTATTTCGCTTGCTATTCGTTGAGCTCTGTCTTGCTCAGAAGAGCCCAAAGGCGCAGTGCCAATCATTTTCTCAAGCAAAGCCATGTCATCCGATGTCGATGGCTCAAAAGCACCGCCCGGTAGCCCTGCCAGGTCACCAAACCCTGCTACAGGCTTTTTATCTTTCTTGCCGTAATCCATCCTAGCCCTCGCCGTTCTGTTTATCGCGCTTTGACAGAGCGATAGAAAGCTGCCGCTTCTGATGCACTGGCACCTGCGACCAATATAGCCGATTTGACTCTTCAGGCGCGTCTGGAAAATCAGGCAGTTCGCTGTATTTCACAAGTAAATCGTGCATCCAATCTCTCGCTGTCCAGCCAATCCAAATGCCTACAACCAAAGCCGCAGCGATAATTGCAATCGTCATCGGCCACCTCCACGGTAAAATCGCTTCTGAGGACGAACACCCCGCCTGCGACCGCCGCGTGCTGCAATGTCGTTCATCTCTTTAGCCTTAGTCAAATTATCAGACACTTCTAGCACAGGGCGCATCCTATTATCCGCCTCAAATATAAGAGCCGTGCAGTCAATCAGGTCATCATGCTCTCCTGGCATATGGTCATAGCGTCCAGATTGAGTGCGAACATAGGTCGTACACTCATGGCAAAAGCGTCGAGAGTGCTCAGTGTATGCCTTGTCTCGTATTCTTCGACGCAGCTCGTCAATAATCCTGGCCTTATTATATGAGCCAATGATTGTGCCATATATCTGAGAGGCATCTTTGCCAGGGCGTATCGCCTTTCCAGGACGGCGCAACTGCATCTGGCGATATCCCATAGTATTTACAATGTGGCTGATGGTTGAATAGCCGTGATTGTTAGCTTCTGGTGAGATAAACGCCCTGTTATAGTACTTTGCAGCTAGCACCGCTTGCTCCCCAAGGAACTCTGGAGAGTACTTAGAGTACAGCTCTGCCACTATTTCTTTGGCATGGCGGTCGTAAACCCGTGCTGCTGACCAGTCGCCGTCCTTGGAGCCCATCGCAGAGTCCGTTCCGATGATGTATTCATGGCCCGGTACCGGCTTCTTATACATCTGCCACTCAAGACCAGTACCACCAGGCTGTATCTCGTCGTCCACATCAACAAACTCTCGAAACTGTTTAAACCCATCAGGCAGTGGCTTTGCCGCCCACTCAGAAATAACCCGCTGGTCAATGGCTCTTGAGCCTGATGCTATAAACGACATCTGCCAAGACAGCGGAAACTCTTGGTCAAACTCGTCTAAGTCACCGAATTCTTGGCGTTTATTCAACCCCCACCGCATTTCACTAGGGGTAAGGCCGTACTCAAAGCATCTGTCGAACCACGCCCACCCGTCTGTGCGGTGCCAGTACCGCAGTTCATCTTTGGCAATAAGACGAGCTTTGTTGTGAAACGTGTTCTCTTTTTTGCTTTTGCTGGTGGAGCGCAAAACATCACCCTGCTCCCACAGGGCCAGCATCTCGTCATGCAATCTTGCTTCGTCTTCGCTGATGCCTGTGGTATACTTGGGGACTCCTTGCCAACTAAAAAAGAAAGGTCTCCAGATGGCGTGGTGCTGGCTTTCCGTCCAATCTCGCCACGCAGACTTGAAACGATTGTAGTGACTACCGCTTGCGCCTTTCGCTGTAGACTCAATTAGCACAAATGTAAATGATTCCGATAACATAGAGGCCAGCGTTGATGTAAGCTGCGCCTCGGCAGTAGTGCTTCGCCGTAAATGGTCCCATGCCGCGAGCTCCGAAATGTGTATAAATGAGGGGTCGCCGCCCCGGTTAGCCTCTGTTGAGCCTTGTGTGATGCTCCGAAACTTTGAGCCCCAGGTCACGCCCTCAACATCGGATGACCACTCAAGCGTGTTACCACGGCTTTTTGGCAATGAATGTGGAAACATTCGCGCAAACTGGGGGTCTAAGTTATTCTTAAAGTTACGCGCAATGCCTGCAATCTCCCTGGTGGCCTGGTCTAGCTGGGCGATAACCAACGCAAACAGGTTCGGATTGAACGTACAGAGCCAGTAACCAATGGCCTCGATGGCTGTGGACATGCCGAGGCGGCGACATTTGTTAATGATTACCCGAACTGGCTTCTTGTTCTCAATGCAATGCAGCACCCAATCAATAACAGCGCGCTGCTCCCGGTTCGGTTCGAACGGCAGCATCTGTATTCCGCTGTCAGTTTTGACGCGAATCTTCAGGCAACGCTTAAAAAACAGATAGGGGTCTTTGCTAAGGGCCAGCCATATGTCGCCACGACGGCTCATGCAGTGGCAGGGGTTGCCGTTTTCGCTTTCTTGCGACTGACTTTTTTCTTTGCTGCCTTCTGTTCACGGGCAATCTCGGCGTCATCAATCGCATCCATAGTCGCCACTACTGAGTTTCGGATGCCGCTCATGCGTGCTGTGGTCCGAGATGGAGGTATCGCCCTCAGAAAAGTGCGAATACGGTTAGTATGCATAGCAATCAGCATCATCGCAGACGGTGTTGTGCCTATTGCTTTGGCAATCCTCTCGAGGCGACAATAGACATGCCAGCTCATATCGTGGCTATATAGACCGTTTCCGTTGCTGAGAGTGACTGTGTCTTGCCGCTCGGCCTTGGAAAGCTTGTATGCATCGCCGGGAACTTGCGGTTCCCACCAAGAAATCAGCAGCTCACCAACAAAATCTATGATGGGCCGGGTGCTTTTTAGCCCAGTTGCCCTCATCAGGTTCGCCAGCTCTCGCTGCAAAGCCGAATCAAGAGCAATAGGCCATGGTGAACCACCCTCTGTTGTCTTTGGCGGCGAAGGCCGAGTAGCAGAAAATGGGAGATGTGTAGTGTGTTCAGCGGGTTTTGGCATGACCCGACTTTATATACCCTAAAAAATTTGTCCAGCGAATCACAAAAGTTTGGGATATTTTGACTTTTTCTTCTTCTTGCGAACTACCGCAGCAACAATTCCCTTTGGATGGTCCCTTGAAACGGCGCTTTTTGGCAAAATAAGACGCAATCGAGCCGCAGCCATGTTGGACATGCCCTCAAGAAAGTCCTCTGCCTGGTCTCCACCGTGCCGTAGCTGGTGTATAAACTCACTGACAGTGACTCCATAGCCTGGTATTTCGGCGTCTGGCTGAAATTTGCTGCGTAGAATACGATCAGCCATTTGGTTGCGTGTGCGGTCCATGCGTCATATTACGCCGTGTAGACTATAAAACACAGAAAAGAGGCTGATAATGAGTGAATGTGCAAAGTGCAAGGCAATGGAAAAGAAGCTGAAAGACATGGAGCGCATGCAAGACGGCGAACAAGAGCGCATGACATGCCTGATAGAAGACTTCCAAAACGCCACATACACCACAAGCTGCAACTTTCTGGACATACACGCCGATATGGGGTGGGTATTTCGGTGGATGTGGGTGGTGACAGGACTTTCAGTCCTCGGGTTGTTCGTCTGAGTCGAACATCTCCACTAGGCATTCCAGCAATCGCTCGGCATATTCTGCCCCTACCAAGAACTCTCCCCTGCCCAGATTCAAAGCAACCCAGTCACCGCCTGCCCGTCTGGCAGATACGGCATCAAACCCCATTTCTTTGCTGCGGCAAAAACGGTCACGGCGCGTTCTAGGACGTTTCGGCCCCCAGGCGGTGTTTGACACCATAATACGCTTTCCATTCCGAGGCCCAGCTCGCTCCATACCGTGCTCGGTAAACCCACAATCTTTGCAGGTCCGGGGGAAGTCCCCCCATTTTCGGTCAAAGCGGTGTCTCACGCCGCGCACCCTAGTATATTGCCCCCAATATGGGTACCCTTCAGAAAAACAGGCACCCCATATTTACAGGTTTCCAAAAATATGATACGCAAGGAGCCGTGAAACGGCCTCCCTCGTTTCCTCCCCCC